ATCTTCAGTTGCTATAGTTACGTTCATTATATTTGCCTTAGTTTAGATTGATATTATTTATACGTCTTTATCTTTATCGCTTATGCCAAGAATAAGCACAATATAATGTATAGCCTTGATCATATCCTTACGATTAAATCCGTCCTTCTCACCATACCGCATAAGGTATTTAATAGCAGTATCTCTACACGTGGTCTGTGCAGATCCTAATGCTTTATACACATCAAGCGTCTGTAAAGAATCGCCTTTTGCATAATGAGAGGAATAAGTTGACTCTATATATTCCTCTACCTCTGTTAATATCATATCTTCATTATACTTCATCACTTCATTATACTTAATCATTGTTTAAATCCTTCAAAATTGTTTTCTCGTTTACCAAAAGCATTACTTGAACTATTTGGCATTGGGGTTTCTCCAGTCATCAAACCTTGTGCAGATTCTTCAACATCATATAGCTTCATCTTAGCTCTGTCAATACCGAGGATAAAACGTTTGTTATCATTTATATCGGAATAACGATTCTTTAATTGCTTTACCATAACTTGATTCAATGATTGTAATTCTTCATTACTCACTAAGGCAAACATTAAATCAGCCGTAGCTGGTAGGCCAAACGACTCTGAAGTATCCTCTAGACCGACATCGGTATTAGAGAAACCGCTTCTTGTTGTCTGTGTTGCAGTCAAGATTGGTACGTTATTCTCAACAGATAGACCACGTAATTCTTCTGCTATAGATTTGATTAAGGAGTATGTATTGACACTTCCACCCAAGCCATTCTTAATCCGTGAGGATGAACAAATGTTAATGTAGTCAATCATAATAATATCTGGCTTAAACTTCTTCTTTAAGCTTAATTCAGCGATAAGTGCCCTAAAGTGTCCTGCGTGAGCAGAACCAGTAGGGTATTCTTTAATAATAAGATTACCATCAGTCTTCTTAGAGATATTAGTCATCTTATTTGTGAATGATTCTTTTGTTAATGTTTCAATCTTATCAATAGGCACATTCATTAGGTTAGCATCAATACGTTCTGCGATACGTTCCTCTGACATTTCCATAGTAATATACAGAACATTTTGACCTGCACTTAATGCAGCAGCGGCAACATGACACATGAACAACGACTTACCTGTACCAGTACCTGCCATAACAACAGATAATGATTTCTTTGGTAGACCACCCTTTGTAATAGAGTTAAACTTCTCTAAGTCAAATGGCATACGTTCTTCCGTAGTATGATAAAATTCATAACGATCATCGATAGCACCGAAGTAGTCATGACCGATATTAGTATCGAATCCGACAGCTAGAGCTTTCTGCAATAAGTCTGGCAATGCATCCTTACTAAGATTCTCATGCTTACCATCAATGATTGAAATAGATTCTATAATAGCTAAGTATATAGAACGGTCTTGGCACCACTTTTCAGTACTTTCTAGAAGCCAATCCACATCGGCATCTTTCTCTACTGAAGTAATATTGGATAATACCTTACCAGATTCAGTCAATTGCTGATCTGATATATCTGAGTTTTGCATTTCAATGGACAACGATTCGAATGTAGGCAAGTTATTATACTTACCCACAAACGATATAATCTCATTGAACACAGTCTTGAATGGACCCTCGAAGTATTCACGTTTAAGGAAAGGAATAACCTTACGCATATAAACATCGTTACTAATAAGGTTACGTAATATCAATGACTGAATATCTGGATTCATTTAGGTCTTTTTCCCTTTATCACTTGCACTTTCTGCTTTATAATCAATTGCTTCAATCAAACATTCATGTAGAATATGACCTAACTCTTCTTCAAAGTCAGTATCATTATGGAGATCCATATTACCCTCCATGATATGATAATCAAACTTTAAGGTGGCGTAATCGTCATCGGATTCAGTCACCTTAATTTCATTATAACGATAGATAGTATCTATGTACTTACCTTCGGTGATGCGAACTGCGAAATGCTCGTCATCAGTCTTATCGTCAACTAGCTCATACTTCATCATTATATTCAATCTCCGGCACATTGTCTAAGAAGTCTTCACCTAGCTCAGCTTTACGATCAACCGAGTATTGATTCTTAATAAATTCGCCGAAGTCAGTATCTTTAAAGATTGGATCCCAGAATTCTGCACATGATGTATCTTTAGCACGTCGGTTAACGCCAACGACTTCACCCGTAGACTTATCAACTAATGCATACCAGCCATTCTTAGGTTTAATAACATAACCACCAGCAAGAGCAACATCAAGTAATCCTGAGTACTTTTCAATACCGCCTTCCCATGATACTGAGATAGGAATCTTTGATTTCTCTTTAACAAATCGTGACTTCTCGATATTAACAACAAAGTCATATCCAGTAATCTCTGTGCCAGTTTTAGTTTGGCGACGGCCGATAATCCATATGTTATCTGCTGAGTAATAGATACCAGTGCCACCTGATACAATTGCCTTTGGAAACAAACCGATTTCTTGGTAGGTATGATTGACAGCAAGTAAAGGAATATTCTTCATTGCAAGGAATGGTGTGGTCATACGGAATAAACCCTTAAGAGCTTTTGCTCGAGTCATATCTGCAACAGACTTTTCATTTAATGCATCATCTAATTCTTTCTTACTTGCAAGGTTACCAATAGAATCTATTACAACAATGACTTTGTCATCTCGAGTAATTTCTTCTAATTGATTAATAAGATCAAACTTTAGTTCTTCGACATTGGCAACAGGCGTATGCAATACACGTGAAGTATCAATACCAAAGTTTTCAAAGTATGATTGTGGTGAGCCAAACTCTGAATCATAGAACAACATTACAGCATCGGAATACTTATTAAGATAGGCTGCAGCAATTTTCAATGCAAAGCTTGTCTTAAAATGCTTAGATGGACCTGCCAGAACCGTAAGGCCTGGAACTAATCCGCCATCTAAACTTCCAGATAGTGCTACGTTAATCATAGGAACATCAGTTTGAATGACGTCCTTCTCCGAGAAAAAGATTGACTCAGAGAGGACCGCAGTATGTTTTAGCCTCGAGTTCTTTTTTAATTTATTCATTATTGACATAATATAATACTCCTAGTATTTCCTGATTGATAAGACCTATTATACACTGTTTGGGCAGTAATGTACATACATATTATCATTATTTTTCCTGTGTTTTTTATTAGTATGCATCTATTATAACATGAATGCATCCAATTGTAAACCTTTTTCTGGCGGCTTTCCTTGCCTTTGATCCCATCCGGATACCCATCCTGAACCATTCGATAATGCAGATGATACATGATCAAATGTTCCATTGCCACGTGGTACATAATTCTGACCAAATCTAACAAAATCACACATAACATCCTCTAAATCTTTTGCCTTACCACCTGTACGTTCAACCAGTAAGTCCATAAAGTCATCCGCCTTCCATCCTGATGATAATCGTTTCATGCATCTTACTGCATTATTACCTAAATAAGTATGTGAATCCACATCAACATATTCAGGAAAGTAGTCAGAGCAATCCATTGAGAATGCTGCATATACAAAGTTAAACTTCCTATGACCTACTTCAGCATTGTATCCATTAAGGTAGTCTACAATATCCTTATGCCCACGAGTTTCTAGTATAAGCCATTTATGAAAACGGTCAATGAGTGGTGGAAGTTCGATTGACATATAGTCTACGTTTGATGTGCCTTTCTTTGGAGCAGGTGGTTGGTTACCAATAGAGGTAAACATTGGAACACCACGTGACTTGGTTTCAACCATGTTTGCAGCCATCTCTTCGATAGTCTTATACTTACCCCAATGCTGAACCACGTTATTACGATAACCATGATCATTCTCAAATGATGCACCCGATCCCATAATACGATGACATAAAAATACATATAACCATGTTTTCATATCCCAATCGATACTATCATTAGATGCATTTAATTCACGACGTTGCTCGTTATGCCATCTTGACTTAGGAGTCTTTGAACCGAACCATAAGTCCTGTGGTACATTAGAGAATCCTGCAGCATTACGAGTGTAACAGTCATAAATGTCTATGGTCTGCATGAGCGGATCATTAACAGCAACATCAGCCTCATCACAAAAGTAATCAGAATCTCCCCAGTTAACGTTATCCTGTAACCATTTTGCCCTAGGATAATAGTAGTTAGAGAATACGTCTATTGCTTCTTCGTTAAGCCACGGTTGTTTCATTTTTACTCCAGTCTCTGTATGAATCGATTCTATCGTATATAGAATCATCTAGTAGTTCAGGCTCACCGCCAACGTTCCAGAATAGAATATCTTTATCACTATTCTTAGGTATGTACTTCCAGACTTTACCATCATATGTTGCAATATTAGGAAATGGTGGAAGGTTGTGTGTCTTCTCGGATGCTTGAAAGGCAAGTGGTTCTGATATAGGTTCTGCTACACCTAACTCGCCAGCCTTCATATTACGTGACACACATACAGAAGTAAACTTTGCATTAGGCCATGCTATTTGAAGTGATCGTGTGAGTACACCTGTTGATGTTGCAAGGTATACTTCATCAGGCTCTTTAATCCTCGATGCAACCTTAACGAAACCAGCAGTAACTAATTCATGCTTCAATCCAAGAGGAACAAAGAATGCATTAGGATGTCTGTCTGCCCATTTCTTTGCAATAAGATTTAGGTTAGGCATCGCTGCAATACGATAGAAGTCATAGTCACATCCACGTTCAATACAGCAAGCCTGATGTACCGATATCTTCTTTGAAGATGGCATGAATAGTTTAACTTTCTTACCATGACGTTTTGCCACATCAAGAAGCGAAACACCGGCTAGACCAGTACGTGGTTGTACATAGACGATGGTGTCAATGTGTTCGGGTAGTGTTGATATAAGACAATCGCCACCTCGCACTTTACTTCCTACAAGATCATCATCACGGACTACTCTAATACCTTCGTGCGTAGTAATACGTGGTGCTGGATTAGGATCTTCCCAATCACGTGCTAGATCTAAATAATATTCTAATGCGGCTGACATTCCATATAAAGGTGAAACGTCTTTATTGAACCCGTCAGTTACGTGATTATTATGAGCCAAAAGAACTTACTCCCCAATCGTTATGCCTATAAAATGGTGGAGCAATATGGAAAGAAGATCCATGCTCCATAAAGGTATTGGCGTATGTTTTAGAATCCATAGTGTACCAGTCAGAAGGTGGCATAATAACTCTACCACCACCCGACCTTGTATCAAGCTCGTCAATGAATCTATTAGTTAGTTCACGACGTTCATATTCCGTACCATAAAATGCAGTCTTCTTATAGTATCCGGTCTTAGGTATACGTCTATCTTCGAACTCAACAGGAACTGGCGCTGCATAATACACATCAGCATCAATTGCTTCTCCTTGCGATACGTATTCATTAATAAAATGCTTTAGATTGAAATCCTCATGGCGTAGGATGTGATGACGTATGTCAATAGAACCTAAAGAAAACGTGATACGCTTATGGCGCTTTGGTGCACCTCTGAACATGTCCTTTAGACCATGTTTCATTGCACCGTGTAATGTCTTACCATCATTGCGTAGAACCATATCACCAGGAGCAGCGAATGCAATTGTGTGTGAATCGCCGACAGTGATACCTTCCGTGATTAGATCTTCCTGCTTTAATGATTTAACCGTGGACAATCGCTTGCTGACTGCATCACACCA